CAGCTTGTATGGAGTCGTTCAACCTGAACCTGGGTAACGAGATCCCGCTCCGGCAGCTGGCCGGCTGCAGCGCGCAGTATCCGATCACCAACCGGGCGCCGTCTGGTGAGGTGGTGATTGAGGCACCAGTGATTGGCAGTAGTGCTGGAGAGAAGGATTACTTCGCTCAGGTGATCAGCCAAGCCACTGGCACCATTGCATGGCAGCACGGCCAGACGGCGGGGAACATCATCAACCTGAGCATGGGCCAGTGCAACATTGATGGCCCGACGTACTCCGACTCTGACGGGGTGCAGATGCTGAACATTCCATACATGGCGCAGGCGACTGCTGCCAACAACGAAATGAGCCTTGCGCTTACCTGATCGATCATGGCATTCGTTCTTAAGCAATCGGCTTCGTACACGTGGCCGGTGCCGCTGCTGATCCCGGTTGATGGCGGCCGTCGAGAGAAGCATTCGTTTGATGCGGAGTTCAAGCGGCTGCCGCAAAGCCGGATTAACGAAATCATCAAGCTGGCTCGCGCATTGGAGCTCGGCCGCGGTGATGACGAGGCGCTGGACGACAAGAGCGCCGCGAAGGAAATCCTGATCGGCTGGACCGGCATCACCGATGACGCCGGCAAGGATGTGCCGTTCTCCGAGTCTGCACTGGATCAGCTGCTGGAGATCCCAACGATCGCGGGGCAGATCATCAAAGCCTGGTTCAGCAGCATGGAGGTGGCAAAGCGGGGAAACTGACCGGCGCCGTTGATCACTGGTGGCATGGTGACGGCGGCGTAAACAATGACCTGCTGGACGACCTGAAAGCGTACGGCGCGGACTTGAGCTGCCTGCCTGATGTGGTGACCAGGCCTAAGGAGTTTGAGGTGTGGCCTGAGCATGAGGACGCCGTGCTGATGTTTCTTCGCTGTCAGTCTCAATGGCGCACCGGCGGCTCTGGTGTGGTGGGATTGGACTATGGCGTGGTGCTGCAGATGATGGATCTTTACGCTGTGGATGATCGGCGGCAGACGCTGGAGGACTTGCAGGTAATGGAGAGCAGGGCCCGCGAGTTGCTGAATAAGGCTGCCGAGCCGAAGCCTGGGAGGAAGCGCTGATGGCGATGAACCTGGAAGCGGTGCTGCGGATTGCGGCGAAGGTTGTAGGACTGGAAGATGTAACGAAGCTGGAGCGCGGGATTGCTGGCGCTGAGAAGGCCGCGCAAAGTGCTTCGGCTGGTTTCAAGGCTGTTGCCAATTCGCAAATGTGGCAAGCTGCAGCGGTTGCAGCTGCTGGCGTTGGCGTAGCGATTGGCCTATCAGTGCGAGCAGCTGTTGACTTTGAGCGATCATTGTCAGATGTTCGCAAGGTTGTAGACGGCCTAGAATCTCCAGCGGCGTTAGCGCAAATCAAATCAGAGATTATTGATTTATCCAGCCGCATGCCGATTGCGGCGAAAGGCTTTGCTGAGATTTATGCCGCTGCCGGCGCTGCTGGCGTTGCAAAGTCTGACCTAAAAGGCTTTGCGGAAATGGTGGCGACTGTTGCCACTGCATTTGATATGACAGCAGCAGAAGCTGGCAAGTCGCTTGCTCAAATGCAAGTAGCACTTGGCTTGCCGCTTGATGGATTGCGCCAGTTGGCAGATCAGATTAACTACTTGGAGAATAGCGTTGCAAATGTATCGGCTTCGGCGCTGGTTGACTTTGTAGCCCGTGCTGGCGCAATGGGCAAGATTGCTGGACTGGCAGCGGAAGAAACGGCTGGCTTTGGCGCGGCAATGATCTCAATGGGATTTGAGACAGAAGTTGCTGCCACCAGTTTCAACAACATGATCCGAGCGCTTAGCAAAGGGCCAAGCATGACCGATCGACAGGTCGGTGCGTTGCAGCGTTTAGGTTATGCCGTGGTGGACGCGGCGACTGAAGAGAAGCGGCTTAGCGATTCAGTCCAGCGAGAGAGCGATAGACGGCTTGGTATCTACCGCCAGGAGACAGATGGATTGCTGAAGGAGATCGGCAGACGCTACAGAAACCAACTGCGGCAGCTCCAGGATGGATGGGACGACGAGTCGCGAGCACAGGAGGATGCGCTACGTGATCGAGCGGATGCGCAGATTCGAGCGATCAACAAAAACGATGCACTTACGGAGGACGCGAAAAGGCAATATATTGATTCCATCCAGGACCAAGTGGATCAAGAGATTCGATTGATCCAGCGATCTGCACGTGATCGGCAGCAAGCAATTCGGGACCAGCTAGACGATAGGGAGGATGCAGAGCGCAATGCGGTTGAGTCGCGGTTTAAGGCTGTTGAGGCAGCGGAAAAAACTTACGTTGAAGATGCTAAGGCCAATGCTAAGGCACGTGGTAAAGAGCTATCTGATGCGTGGAAGCAAGGCTTTGCGGATCGGCTTCAGAATGATGCGGCTGGCACCATTCGTGAAATTCTTGGCCGAATAGCAGAGCTTCCCAAGGCGCAACAAGTTTCGGTGATTAGCGACTTGTTTGGTGATGAAGCAAGGGCGCTGCCTGCGCTGATTAACAACATAGGTGCATTGGATGATGCACTATCAAAAGCAACCGACAAGCAGAAGGCGGCTGGTTCTGTGTTGAGAGACTATGCCGCCAGGATGGAAACCGCTGCGGCGCAGTCGCAAGTTGCCAAGAACAATTTAGAGAATCTAGCCATTGTGATGGGTGATTCTTTTCTGCCGATACTAACGGCGGTTGCAAAAACGTTGCAGCCTATCATTGGCTCGTTTACTTGGTTGGTTCAGAATGTTCCGATCTTGGGCCCAATCATTGGAGGCCTTGGGTCTGCATTCGTCGCGTTGGTTGCAGCTGCGCCATTTATCAGTGCGTTTATTACCCTGCTTTCGCAGCTGGCACCATTAGCTGCCGCGATTGGCGTGGCTTGGGCAGGCCTGCAGACGGTGTTTATCGTGGCATTCCAGGGCATCCTGGCTTGGATGGGCAGCACCCTGCTGCCTGCGCTGCTGGCGTTCTTCTCCGGCCCGATCGGCTGGACCGTGCTCGCTATCGCTGCCGTGGTCGCAATGGCCATTGCATTCCGTGAGCCGCTGATGAACTTCCTCACCTGGCTCTGGGAGTGGGGTGAGCCGATTCGGAAATTCTGGATTGGCCTTTGGGATGGCCTGGTGGCGTTCGTTGGGTTCAGCCTTGGCACCATCTCCAAGGTGCTCAGCACCTATGCAGGCGTGCTGCTCAAGCTGTGGAGCGGAATGTTCAGCGCGCTGCAGAAAGTCGTTGACGTGTGGCGCGGTGCGGTGCAAGCCGTCTGGTCTGTAGTGGGTCGAGCGTTCACCACGTTTGTAGTTGAGCCGATCCGCAACGCCTGGACAGGCCTCACTAGCTGGCTGCGGAACGCGATCAACTCCGTGGTGCAGATCGCGCAAGGCGCCTGGACCGTCATGGCGGACAGCCTACGCAACGTGTTTCGTGGTGTGCTCCAGTTCATTGCCAACCAGATCAACGCAGTGGCTGGCCTGATCAACCGGCTGATCGCGGGCTACAACAGCCTGCCGAACTTTGGTGACCTGCCATTTATTCCTACGGTCGCCGTCCCCGCCTTTGCCGAAGGTGGTGTCGTGAACCGTCCCACTGTTGGCCTGGTGGGTGAAGCCGGCCGGGAGTACATCATCCCCGAGTCGAAGATGGCAGCCGCCAGCTCACGATTCCTGGCTGGTCAGCGTGGCGCCAGTGTCATCCCAGCCGGCAGCTCCAGCCCCACCACCGCAGCCCGTACGCCGCAGGTGAACATCACCACCGGCCCGGTGATGCAGCAGCAGGACGGCTCACGCTGGGTCAGCATTGATGATCTGGAACGTGCGACGCAGCAGACTGCAGAGCAGGTGTTGGCGATGCTGCGTACACCGCAAGCGCGGATCGCGCTGGGTCGATGAGCAGGGCGCAGGCGCAGCTGTTCCGGTTGTACGACGCAGCCGGCACCACCCGTGAACGGTGGCAGTCGTACTGGGCAACGGCGATCACGTACGACAGCCAGACCTGGGACTACCTGCCATTCGATGCCAGCGGGTTTGTAGAGGGTGACAGCGGCGCTGATCAGAGCGTGTCGGTAAACCTGCCGGCTACCGCTCGCGTGGTGATCGCTGCTGAACGTGCATTGGCGGCTGGTTGGTTGGCTGAGCTCAAAATCTTTCAGTTCGACTCAACGCTCGCACCAGCAGGGCCGCCGGCGAGCATGACGTTGATCGGGCAGTTCAATGGCCAAGTGGTCGGTGGTGGCGCCAATGCGACGGCGTTCACCCTGCAGCTCGGGTCGGCATTGTCGCCGGTTGGCGCAACGGTGCCGCCCCGCAGACTGACGACAGCGATCATGGGCGTGGGAGCACAGCTGTGAGCCTGATCCGCGGCACTGATCCGCTGGCGCTGCTGGCGATTCAAGCAGGGCAAACGCCAACACCTGGCGATCAGCGTGGTGCTCGTGGCAGTAACCCGCTGGACGTGCAGCAGGTGGCGCACAAGATCGGTGATCCGGTGCCGATTGCATTCGGCCGGCAGCGTAATGGCGCTGGTGGTGTGTTCATCTCACCGAAGGCAACTGAATGCAGGTTTGAGAACGACACCGATAACGACGTAACGGCGTTCTATCACCTTGTGCTGAGTGAAGGGCGGATCGGCAGTTTGCAGGTTCGTGACGTATTCCAGCGGCAATGCCGGGTTGGAAGTTTCACGCAAACGTACAATCGACGAGCTGGCACGTGGTCACCAGGAAACGCAATCGTTGTACGGGCTGGATTCGATAAGCCGGAGGCTACCTATCTGTGCGGGACGGTTGGCGCGTATCCAGGGATGAGCACGCTGTCATTCCAGGTGACCATACCAAATGGCTTTGACGTTTGGAATCGGCAGGTTCACTGCTTTGTGCGCAACGGCATGGAGGTGTACCGGTGGGCGGATGATACGGCGAATGTGTCGTCTGATTCGTTTGCTGATCTGGCGTACTGGCTGATGGTGAACAGCGCCAGAATCCCAGTGTCGTTGATTGATACGGATTCGATCGAATCGACCAGTATATTCTTGAATGCCAACAACATCACCACAAATTGCTGGCTTACAGAGGCGATCAATTACAGCGAACTAATCAGCCGGTGGGGACCGTATCACCTGCTGCGCTCCAGTAGCCGAAATGGCAAGGCAGGCTTGAAGCCGCTGCTGCCGACGAATAGCAACGGCACAATCAAGACTACAGCGCTGACGGTTGAATACACGTTCACCGATGACCTGGTGATTCCTGGCTCTGAGGAGATCGTGTACTCAGACTGGGCAAGCCGCCAGCCGTTTGTAGCGCAGGTCGTTTGGCGTCAGCAGCTCGATGCTGATGTAGGGATCATCCGCACGGCTGAGGTGCGATACGCCGGCACTGCAGGAACTGGACCGTATGAGACGCATGATCTATCGCAGTTCTGCACGCGAGAGGATCATGCGGTGAAAGTCGGAGCGTACATCCTGGCAAAACGTGTACGGTCTACGCATACGATGCGGTTTAAGGTGCGGCCACAGTCGCACAATACGATTGTCCAGCAGGGCAGCATTGTGCGGGTAAGGCTGGAACGTAACGCATCAGGTGATGTGCCGGTATTCCATGATTATCTGTACGAGGTGGAGCGGATCACAAGAACGTTGGCGGGTGATATTCAGTATGACTGCAGCCACGTGCCGGTTGATAGTCAAGGGCGCAGCCTGATTGCGCGAGACGTTGCGAATGCGACAGGCGCTGGAATCCTGCTGACGTCAAACCTGACAGGATTGGGTTGTGATCTGAACAGCTCTGGCGATACGTCAGTGCCGAGTGAGACGTTTACGCCACCGCCAAGTATTCCGGGTGATGGGTTGACGCCGATTGATCCTGGCGTTGATACGCCGATCAGTGGCATCGGTGGCGGTGGAGCTGGTGGTGGCGGCGGTGGTGGTGGTGCGTTGCCGCCGGCCGCATCGCCTGAACCTGAGCCCGTGCCGGATGATGGCAACGATCCGCAACCGCTTGGGCCGATGGCTGCCTGCCCGGTGCCCGGTGGCGCCGCTGCGATCCCGCCATCTGGCGTATGCCCTGGTGCCACGGTGAAACGCACCCTTGGCACGATTGGCGACGAGGCTAACGGTGTCACAGAATCCGGCGGTTCTGAGCTGTATTCGCTGCCGCTCAACCCACCAGGCGGCGGTGATTGGAATGGGAAGTATGCAGCGTTTGAATTTGAATGCCCCGATGGGAAGCGGCAGATCGCAGACCCGTGCAACAACCCGCAACCGGCGCCGCCGTTTGATCCGACAGAGTATCAGCATTATCGATTCGTAGGAGATTCTGGTTCTAGGTCCGCATGGTGGCCTACAACTGATCCAGGTGGGTATACCGGGAATGCTCCAATTACTGGCTTTGCGGCTTGGGTTGCATCATGGACCTATCAACCCGAAACGTGCCCACTCGGTGTTGGCGGGGTCCTTGGACAAATTACAAGTCAAGGAGGGAATATCTTGTTTTATCTGCATGTAGGCAGCTATGGATGCGGCGTAAATGGTTCAAATCTTACAGTCGCAGAATTTCAGGGAAGCTGGGAGTTTTCGGACGACAGACAAGAAGTCCTTGCATCGTGGGCCGGTGAGCCGCAGCCATGACCACTTTTCCCGCCCTGATCCCAAGCTCTCGCACCTTTACCCCTGGCGAGTATCCGGCGACGGCGTTCAGCGCGTTCAGCGGGGTGCAGAACCGGGTGCGGCATTCCAATGTGTTGATTGCTGCGCAGCTGCAGCTGTCATTTATCGGGCTGCCTGAGGCGGACATGCTGGCCATCTGGCAGCACTACGCCAATCGCCAAGGCGCGTTCAAGTCGTTTGCGTTGCCGGCTGAAATCGTCAGTAATAGCAGCATCACTGACTACGTGCCGGACATTTACCTGTGGCGATACACCGGGCCTGGCGTGGTGGAGGACTTGCCCTGCGGCGGCCATAACGTCACGCTGACGCTGGAGACGGTGCCGCCATCGCCTGCCAGCGCTGGTGGCGCTGATCTGCGCGTGGTGCTGGCGCTTGCTGCTGGTGCTGGTGCAGCGGGCGAGTACGTGGCAGGCATAACCGAATCCGTGGCCCTGTCGATCAGCACTGGCGCGGCTGTGATCGCACAGAATGGCGTGTTCTCCACCGTCGCGCTCAGCCTTGCGGCAGGCGCCGCACAGGGTGACGTAAGCGTGGCTGGCATCAACTGGAACACTCTCCTGATACTGCAAGCTGGCTCAGCGCAAAACCTTGGCCGACCTGGGATCAATCAGACCATCACGCTATCGCTAGTCCCTGGCGCGGCCGATGGTGGTGCTGCAACAGATCCCGATTTCTCCAGTGTTTCGCTGCTGTTGCCGTTTGATGGGGCCAATGGAGCTACAACGTTTGCCGACGCAAGCAGTAATGCATTCACGATTACAACGTTTGGCAGCGCCAGCCTAGTCACTGCCGACAAAGTATTCGGAAGCGCTTCTCTTGAGATCAACGGTTCAGGCGCTTACATTGAGTCGCCCGCTAATAGTGCGTTCCAGCTTGGGACTGGCAATTTTACAGTTGAAATGTGGGTGAAGCCTTACAGGACAGATGGTAACGATGGCTTGTTTACGTTTGGCAATGGGTTGTGCCTGTCCATAGTTAGCGGCACTTGGACGCTGGGAACCACTGGCTCTGGCGGCATAAACGCTGGCGCAGCGGTAGCCAACGAGTGGGCGCATATAGCAGTAGTGAGAATTGGCATTTATGCTAAATTTTTTATTGATGGTAATCAGCCACGAGGAGATGCTACATGGATAGGCGTTAACTTTACGCAAGACAAACTCACGCTAGGTTGGTATGCCAATTCCTCATTCCGTTTCCGTGGCCTGGTTGACGACCTCCGCGTCACCAAAGGCGTAGCCCGCTATACCGCCAACTTCACCCCACCGACCGCGCCTTTCCCTAATTCCTGATCCATAGCCTGACGCTAAACCCGTCAAACCATGGCATCGCTGATCTACAACTCATTCCATGAGGATCTGGCCAGGGGTGCGATCGACCTGGATACCGATACCTTCAAAATGATGCTGGTAACCAGCAGCTACACGCCGGATAAGGACACGCACGATAAACGCGATGACGTGACCAATGAAGTGGCCGCATCTGGCGGCTACACCGCTGGTGGTATCACCGTCACCTGCACCGTTGCCCGTGATAACGCCAACGACCGCACCACGCTGACCTTTGCTGCCGGCAGCTGGCCCAGTTCAACGATCACCGCTGCAGCTGCCGTGGTTTACAAGTCCTCTGGTGGCGCCAGCTCGGCTGATGAACTGGTGTTCTACAACGACTTCGGCGGCAACGTGACCACCAGCAACACCACCCTCAGCGTTGGCAGCAGCGTGATCACGCTGCAGAACTGATGGCCAGTTTCCCGGCGATCACACCATCCGTCCGCCGGTACGGTTTCGGCCTATTCCCCGTTTCATCCGTTGGTGGATTCGGCGGTGGCCCTGTCCGGTTCCTGCATGGTGACAGCCGTTATGGCGTGAACCTTGAGCTGGGCTACGAGGTTCTCACCGCTGTCGAAGCTCAGCAGATCCGTGATCACTACCGCGGGCAGGATGGCGGCCATCGGTCATTCCTGCTGCCCAGCGCGATCTGGGCAGGTCACAGCGACCCTGCAAACATCGTCCCACTCGGTACGGCATGGGTCTATGCCGAGCAGCCAAACGAGACGCACCGCAGCGGCCTGCTGTTCGACGTGACGGTGCAGCTCCTGCAGCTGATCTAGCCAGCTGTCCGCAGACTGGTGATGTAGCGATCTGCTCCCGCCGTGACGCCTGGGCCACAGCCACCACCCTTCGTGGAACGGCGCAAGTTCAGCCGTATCCAGGTGATGGAGGCAACGGCGGCCTCCGTGCTCACGGCATCCGTGATCGGCACTGCTGCTGGTGTTGGCTGGCTGGTGGTCCAGCTGCCCAGCAGGTTGCAGCAGCTGGAGTCTCGCATTGTTCAGATCGTTGAAAACCAGGAGCTGTTCAACACTCGATTCATTGATCTGGAGAAACAAGTGGACGAGCATGACCGCCGGATCATTCGCCTGGAGCTCCGATGAATCGCTGGTTCAAGGGACAGATCGACGCATCGCTGTTCATCCCGGTGTTGATCGGCTTGCTGTACGCCGGCACTGGTGGTTGGTCTGAAAGCCGCTGGACTGGAGCACTGGCGATCATGGGCCTTGGTGGTGCAGCGCGAGCAGGCTTTGAGCGCGGTTACCAGACCTACAACCCAGACCTCCGCCAGCCGCAGCATCGTGATGAGCACGGCCGATTCGCACGCCGCGAGGAATGATGGACGACCACCACGACCGCCGCACCACTGACCGCTGGCACGTCATGGAACTGGCGATTCCCATGGGCGCCATGTTTCTGCTGCTCATCGGCGCTGTGTTCGCCTGGACGTTGAGCAGCACGGTCAATGAACAGCATCGGCTGCGTGGCGAGCATGGCCACCTGATGGAGCAGCTCAACCATTCGTGCAGGAAGAATCGGTGATGGGCGTTCACTGGAGCTGGGATGACCTACGGATCATCGGTGACATCATCGCCGGCAGCCTGCTAGCGGGAACGCTCCGGCTGATCGTGCTCAAGGCGTTCTTGGAACCCATCGCTGCCTACGTGGGACAACAGGCATACCGCCGCGCTGATCGAGCAGTCGGTGGCCGGCTGCCGGATCTGCCACCGATCGCTGAACCCTGATGACTTACGCCTCTGTTCGATCTGCTGCGGAACATGCTGCCCGCCAGGGAGCGCTTACGCCGCATCAGCTGGCTGCTTTCGGCTGGTTGGATGAATCGCTAAGCACTGAGCAGCGCCAAGAATTCACGGAGCTGTGGCGAGCAGCAGGGAGCCCCGCGGCGCCGGCTGATCCTGACTGGCTGGCGCCTGCGCTGAAGATCATCCGCGAGTTTGAGGGCTGCAGGCTTGAGGCATACCGCTGCCCGGCTGGTGTGTGGACGATTGGGTACGGGACGACTCGCTATCCAAACCCTGGCGGTGGGCCGGTGCGCAAGGGCGACTCAATCATGCAGCAACAGGCTGAAGACTTCCTGCGGCATGACCTGTTGACCCTACGTGGCCCAGCCCTGCTGGATCTGCTGCCCATGGCCACCAGCTGGGCGCCCAACCGCATCGCCGCACTGGTGTCGTGGGCGTACAACGTGGGCCTCGCTGCCGTCGAGGATTCCACCCTGCGCAAACGACTGAACGCTGGTGAAGATCCCGTAGTGGTGGCCTCCGAGGAGCTGCCTAAATGGGTCCGTGCTGACGGCAAGGTGCTCGAGGGCTTGGTGCGGCGCCGCAACGCTGAGGTGGCCCTGTTCGTTGGTCAACCGCTCCAGCAGTCCGGCCATGGCAACCCGCTGCAGGTTCCATGGTTTGCGCAGATGGATTCAGCTGACCGCGACCAAGCGGCGCGGATGTGTTTCTCCAGCAGCTGCGCCATGATGCTGGCCTACCTGAAGCCTGGTGTGCTCACCGGCCCCAACGGTGACGACCAGTATCTGAAGCGCGTCCTGCAATACGGCGACACCACCAACCCATCAGCGCAGATCCGGGCGCTGTCCAGTTACGGCGTCCGGGCCAAGCTCACGAAGGTGGCCGGCTGGCGCACGATCGAGGATCAGATTGCTGCCGGTATTCCCGTGCCCTGCGGGTTCCTGCATCGTGGCCCTGTCACTGCACCATCAGGCGGCGGTCACTGGCTCTGCGTGGTGGGTCACACCACAACCGACGTGATTGTGCATGACCCATTTGGCAAGGCCGACCTGGTGACCGGCGCAACGATCGGCAGCCCTGCACGATTCGCCAAATACTCCCGCCAGTATTTCGGCCCGCGCTGGATGGTCGAGGGATTCAATACCGGCTGGGCGATCATTGCGGAGCGCTGATCCCACGGCTCGCGCAGATCATCCGCAGTACATCCAACGCTCGCTGGCCGCAATAACAGCGGCAGGCCACGTCACGACCTACCACCACCCAGCACACGCCACCGCGATCATCGCGCTGAACTGTGATATAGGGCACCGAATCATCCTGGACAGACTGAGCCAACTGCTGCACGGCCATGCTCGGGATTGATCTCTCCCTCAGCCTGTCGAGGCAGGCAATGATGCAACACCAGCGGCAGCGAGCAGCACGCCTGAGTCGTAATGAACTGGCGCAGTGGTGTGACGAACTGATCCAACGCGCACACCAGCAGGAACACCTGATCCTGGAGCTGCAGAAGGCCGCGGCGAATCTGATGGTTCAGCTGGCGTTAAAGGACGCACCACCGCTGGGCGAGCCGAACGATCAACACCACCAGTGGGCGCGTGAGGTGCTCGGGCGGTGAGTGGTACAGACGTGCCACTTATCAATGAGAGTGCCTGCGCTGCAACTGATCTAACCCGCTAGTACATCTGCTCCGCCTGTTTTGTAACGGGATACAACGGCAACTGTCACACCCCTGTGGAAACTGAACTACTCCACAGGTACGGGCGTACTGTTTTTGGCAGATCCCTTGCGCTGCAATGTATCTCAGCAGTAGTACAACTGTTTGCAGCGGCCCTGTTTTGTGCTGGGGTGATACCGAGTACCGACGTCAGTGTGCCGCTTTTGTGTGCCAGTAGTGTGCCACTTCGTTCTTATGTGTGCCACTTCGTCACCGGCACGCGCTGACCAAATCCATTGCAGCGCAACGGGTCTGGCTGATTTTGGTGCGGATGTACCGGCTGGGCGCGTGTGCTACGTGGTGACGATCTGGTGCACACTTGAGGAGTTCCACGCACCACCACTCATGGGCGTCATCACCGACACGCTCCGCGCCACCCTCCGGGATCTGGCCGAGAGCGATGCCCGGCTCTACCGGGGACTGGCCACCGAGCTGGCCGACACACCGGCCAGCCGGCCGGCACTACCGGCGGACGACATCGCCGCCGCCATCGCCCTGCTGGAGGCAGCGGGCTACACGGTCACCCCTCCACGGGGGTGACCCCCACGGGCCCACGGGCCCACTGACCCCTCACACCGGCCACACGCCACGCCATGGACCACACCCCCACCACCGACACCGACACCCTGCTGGCCGAGGTGGACGCCCTGCTGGCCGAGGTGGACTCCACCGACGCACGGGTGGACGCCCTGCTGGACGGGTGGACGCCACAGCCGCTGGCTGATACCGGAGCGGCCATGCGCCGGCTCCAGCGCACTGCTCGGCACGCCGCCCGGCTGTCGGCCCTGGTGGAGCGCCAGCAGCAGGCGCTGGCCGCCCAGCTCGACGCCATGGGGGACTGACCATGGCCAACACCAGCAGGGCACGCACGGCACGGTGGCGTCGTCGTCTTGCAGGACTGCCCGACCCAGACGCACCACAACCGTGCCCCCAATGCGGCCGGCTGGTGAGATCCAAGCGCACCGCGCCGTTGTGCTCACGGTGCTGGAAACGATCACCAGCGGGACGTGAGATGAACCGGCTGCGGATGGCACGACAACGAGCGGCCGCTGATCGTTAGGCCACCGCCAGGGCGAGCTGCTCGGCATCACGTACCTTCCGGCGCCGTCTGCAGCGTTTCACCACTGCAACCGGTATCCGCTGAACTGCCACCAACACCAGCTGCACCGACTCAGACGCCAGTGATGCCTGCAGCCGCTCCAGGCGCACATCAAGCGCCCGTGTGCTCAGCCCCTCCTGCTGGGCCAGCTCAGGCCTCGGGATCTCCACACCGTCGAGGCCCCACGCCAACGACAGCAGGCGCTGATCCGCAGCCGGCAGCCGGGCGATCATGCCACGCAGCTGCTCAGCCTGCCGCCACCGTTCACGCTGATCCTCTTCATCCTCTGGTGAGCGGTCATACGTGGCGACCAGACTGCCGAGCTCCAGACCGTCATCAGTGACCACCTGATCCAAGCTGCCCACCGGCCGGCCGTTCTCCAGCACCTGCTCCAGCACCCGCATTGATACGCCCAGTTCTGCGGCGATCTCCGCCTGCGTTGGTGAGCGGTTCAGCTCACGCTCCAGCCGGCGGGTGATCGGCTCCAGTTTCGCTAGGTGCTGGCAGTGACTGCCGGGAATCGCGATCGACCTGCCGTGCTGATCCACCCATCGATTGATCGCCTGCCTGATCCACCAGTACGCATACGTGCTGAACCGGTATCCCTTGCTCGGATCAAACCGCTCAGCAGCGGTGATCAGTCCCAGATTCCCAGCCTGTATCAGATCCTCGCGGTCGTACGCCTTCGCCAGTCGGTGACAACGTTTGGCGATGTACGCAATGACCAGCCGCAGGTTCGCTGATACGAATCGATCACGTGCCCGCATGCCTCGTCTTCGGATGCCTGGCGGGCATGGATCAGGGTGCTGCTGCCACCGCTGGATTGCAGTCCCCAGCTCGATCTCCTCGGCTGGTGTGAGCAGCGGGATGCGGCCGATGCTGTCGAGCCACCAGGACTGGGCCACCGGTGCGAGTGTGAAGGATTGCGCCCAGCATAGGTGCAGAACCGGAACCTAAC